TCGCTAGCACGGTAGCGAACGTGCAAGAATGGACGCTTAGCGTTCTTACCCATAACTTGATCGTAAACAGTAGTTGAACCAGCGGGTACTAATACACCGTTGATTTCACCACCAGTGATACCACCACGAAGAGCAGCGTCGTTTAAGTATTTCCAATCAGTCTTGTAGAACTCATATCCACGCTTAAATCCAGAGAAGCCCAAAGTCAAGGCCATTTTCTCGTCGTTGTTGAACAAACCGTAGCTAGTTCCACCAGCACCGTAGCTGTTTTGAGCAGCCAACATATCATCGATATCGAAGCTGAAGTTACGGTTCAAGAACAATACGTTCTCTTGGATAGCACCTTGCTTGTCCAAACGTTGGATGATAGCATCGAAGTCAGCCAAAGTACTTGGATTTCCACCAGCCCAAACGTTTCCACGCTGGTTAACTGTGTAGAACAAACCTTTTGTACCAGCAGCAGTAGTACCTGGAGGGTTAGGAGACAAGTAGCTAAGAGCACCAGAAGATGCTTCAGCAGGAACGCCTTCTACCATAGCCATTTCCATGTAGTCTTCGAAACGCAAACGAGTTTCGTGCTCAGACTTGATGTACCATAAGTAACCAGTTGCACCATTTTCAGTAGAAACTTCTACCCATCCGATCTGAGCCATGTCAGAACCAGATACTTCGTAGTTGTCCTTGATGATGATAGGCTTGTTGTCAAAGAAAGTATCTTGAGCTTCCAAAGAACCTTCCATACCAGCGCTACCTTTTCTGAATTCAGAACCGTAAACGAATGCAGTAGATGCAGTAGAAACAGCAATTGTCTGACCACCAGTAGCATAGTAAGCTACAGTGAAAGTCAAACCAGATACTGCAGTGATGATAGCCTTGTCGCTAGCAGTACCAGAGTTGTTAGACAAGAATACAGTTTGACCAATGCGGAAGTTACATGCAGTAATACCAGCATCAGCAACAGTCCATGTAGCAGTGCTTGAACCTGCGGCAGCACCAGAGGTACAGTTTGCATATTTAGTGTGCAAACGACCTTGTTCTGCCCACTTGATAAGGTCAGAGTTAGAAGGCATCTCAGCTCCTACTTGACGTAAGAAAGATGCGATAGAGCGATTACCGTAACGCTCGAATTCTTTCTCGTAGGTATCAGGAAGATACTGGTTTAAGAAATCGAAGTTGGTAATGTAGTTAGAAGGCAATGTTGCCTTAACGGATGAGGGGGTTATAGCAAACCCGGGACTCACTTGAACTGATCCAGCCATAGTTTAGTTTTTTAGTTTTTTTGTTTAGTTACGTGTTTTTATACGTAGTCCAGAACCGTGGTCTGAGTCGAGTGCGGTTACTTTGAATCCACCTGTCGCTGTAGGCTGCGGTGTCTGTCTGATATCCATCTGGATATTCTTAGACTCCTTGCTTACTTGATCGATGGCAGATGCTTTTCCTTGCTCGTAAAAGAACTTGGCAAAGCTGTCTGGGTTCATTGCAACAGCAATTGACTTGTGATATGCTTCAGCGTTTTTAATAAAACCATTCTCATCTAAGAACGATCCAATAAATTGGCTTACATCGGACTGAGCTTTCTTCATTTGTTCTGGATTGCTAGGTTTGAAAGATACATCACCCTCACCGACATTGAATTCAAAACCTTTGAACTTGTCGTTGAAGACTTCTTCTGTCTTCTTTGCAAAGAACTCTGAGCGCTCCATCTGCTGCTTTTGCATTTCCTCGGTCTCTTTGGAATACTTCTTGAAAGCCTCGTAGTTACCTTTTTCATTTTCTGAAACAAAGCCTTCTCTTGACTCAAGAGGGAGCTTGTACTGTTCTTTCTGTTTATTAAAGTACTCTTTGGCCTTGGCAAGATCTTTTTTCATTGCGATCTGTTTTGACTTCACCTCCTTGGCGTCGTCGTAGTCTTCGTTATAAGCGTACCTGCTCTCGACCTCGAACTTGATGTCCTCATCGTCTAGGTCAGGATTGGTCTGCTTAAGATACTCGACTAACAAATCATTGGCGGGAACTGCATCGTAGTCCTTGTTAATTTTAACAAAGTCTTCGAATCCGCGGCCCGTATCCTTCTTGAACTTCAAGAATGCTGACACGTCCTCCGGCAATTCCTCGGCCTCTTTTCTTGCGGAAAACAACTCGTCTACTGAGTTGATCTCCTTGTTGTACCGATTTTTAAGATATGTAAGAACGTCTGTGTCTTCCAATTCTCTTGGGGTTGCCCCCGGAGTCTCTTCGACTTTTTCAATCGTGCCATCCGATCCCACCACTGTGGTCTCTACTGGCTTTTCCTCTGAAGAGATGCCATTCTTCTCTTCGTGTTCCTTTAGCAGTTGTGCCTCGATTTCTTGAACGGATTTCTCGTCATCGAAAGAGACAGAACGCACTTTAAATTCGTTTGTCATATTAGATTTAATTATTTGGTCACAAATTTACGAATAATTGTGACACACTATTTTGGCTCAAATTTACCTTATGCATATACCAAGTGTGTCTTATTTTTTCTGAATCCTGTTAAGAAATTATTCAGCGTACTTTTGTTTATCCCATAACATTCAGCAGCCTCTTTGATACAATCATAAAAAACACCATTCTGATTGTTTACAATGACCCTAGCCTTGTAATGATTGGCCCCCGATTGGCTTTTACCTCTTTTTTCAAGGATCTCTTTTGGTATCTTTCTTCCTTTTAGTGCATCGGATATTTTTCGTGCCGTTTCAGGAGATCGATGCTTGTCCTTATTAGATTCAGAAATCTTGCGTCTTGTTTCTTCCGAAACTGGCCTTCCGGTTAGTCCTTTAGATATCTTAGTCTTACTCTCGTCCGTGTGTCTAAAGCCTGTTAAAGAATTTGATATTCTCGATTTCATTTCGTCAGACAAAACTTTCTGTAATGACTCAGTTGACACCAACAAGCAGTTTAATCCTTCTTTGCCGAGAACATTATAAAAATCCTGCCAATGCCTTTCTCTTTCATTTAACAACTCGGCTGAGCATTCCTCTAATATTTCGAATACGTGATTGTCAACACCGTATTTAATAAACGAATTGTATATCCTTAACTGTGGTTTACACTTAAGCCTCTTGTAGGACGAAAATCTATAATCAATATCTGTAGACTGTCCTATATACACACGGCCTACTGGAGATGTTATCTTATATATACCTATCATCTTGGTTCAAAAGATGCCAAATCAAACCCGTCAAGCGAATCTTCTCGACTTTCGAAGTCTACCGGTGGCAAGTTGTTTTTTCTTTGCTCGATCAACTTTGATTGCTGTGTATTTTGTAAAGATACTCGTTTATCCTTTGCCTCTTCCTTCATCTTGTCCTTTTCGGTTAGGCTCTGCATGTCGGCGCCCTTGAGCTGCATGTTCATCTGGAACTCCTGCTGCATAAGTCCTAACTTGATCTGTGCCTCTTGCTGCATTCTCTCCACGTCGAACTGAACCTCTGCCCTCTTGATCTCGATCTTAGACTGAGTCTCGGCTTGGATCTGCTGCATCTTGGCCTGTGCTGTAGCGTTAGCGGCCTCGATGTTCGCTTGCGACTGGAACTGAGATATCTGCTGCTGCTTCTCCATCTCCTTCTTCTCTTTCTCCTTGCGCTTAACCTTCAACAATTGGTTTGCAAGCTTCAAGTTCTTAATCTCACGGATATCGATCGCATCCTCTAGACCGATCTGGTCTCTAGACAATGCCATCTGGATATTAGCCTCGAGCTGTTGCTTCTCTTCCTCGTCTGGAGATACCTCGATAAAGATACCAAAGTCGTGCAGGTAAAGGTCCTTGATGCTCTCTAGGATCTGCACATTATACTTGCCGATCTGGTTAGCGAACTCCTCACGGAAGTCAGCATACTCCAAGATGTCAGACACACGACCAGACACACAGGTAGATAGCCTTCTTGTGATGAATAGAGCTGCGTCAAGGATGTGCCTTGTGGCGGTATTTGAGTTAGCGGCTGCTAATTTCTGAACACCAACTAATGAGTTCGGGTCAGGCATACTGCCGTCTCTCGCCTCATTTAATCCTGTTACAGAACGAATCATATCCAAGTAATGATTATAGTTCGCTAATAACATCTGTGTCTTAGAAGCTCCTGAATTAGATGTGAGCTGCGTAAT